TCTCGTTTCGTCCCGTGTTGGGATTGGCGCGCGGAGGACCCAGACCGGGGGGTGGCTAGCGCTTGCGTGTGACAAAGTTGATCTCTTGTTGCAGCACGATCGGCATGCGCTCGTTGATGTAGTCACGCACTCTCGCATTGACGCGACGCGTGTTGAACATCTGCGGCACATCGATCGTGGTCACTGCCTTGATCGGCAGCCGTCCCTTGCCAGTACGCACGAACACCGTGCGCCCTTGGTTACCGATGAACGCCCCCGTGATCTGCGACTTAAAGCCCGACCGCTTTACTTGCAGCTTCAGCTGTCGCTTGCCCCACCCGCCCTTAACTTGCTGCCCGGTGATGAACCGGATCATGTTGAAGCCGCGCCCCTTCTTCCTCGGCACGGCATACAGCTTGGCGCTCATAAACGCCTTGCCTGCCTTGGGCGACGCCCGCATCGTCTGCAAATTCTCATTCACCTCGCGCTTGGTGATGCGGTACTCCTTAGAGACTTCCGTCGCCATGCGACCGCGCGCGCCCTCGGCAACCTTGTTCAGCGCGCGGCTCACTGCCTTGTCGCGAATGTCGTCTTGCAGCTGCTGCAAGCGTTTGGCAATGTCGCCGAAGTTGTGTTGCACCTCGATCCGCATTACCGCGCCCCGATCTCAAACGACGCGCCAGACGCATTCGTTTCCGTGAAATGAAAAAGATTGCGTGCACCTCGCGCAGCGTTCGCCATGTTGCGATTGGTGCCCGCCGATGAACCAGGCTCAATCGCCTCCATCGCCTCGCGCAGCGCATCGAGGAACGCCGCCGTTTGCGGCATCGCTTCCCGAATCGCCGTCTTCCCTTTTCCATTCATCGAAATCATCATCAATCCTTTTTTTCCTGACACCTGACACAACACAAAAAAACATGTGTCACCCCGCAAACCCAATGCACACGGGCCACCTGACGCACCTGCCACACCTGACGCCTCGCGGGTGCGCACGGGCGCACACGCGCCCGCTCGGGTGCATGTGCGCACATGTGCGCGTTGCGGTGTCAGGTGCGTCATCTGCGTCGGAAAGCCCGCCCGCTGCGGCTTCCGGGTATGACACACGTTTTTTCACCGTGTGTCATATGCGTCATACAAACGCGTTCATCATCACGAAAAACAAAATCAGAACGGCGCGTCATGGCTGCCTCCATCCTGCTTAGTCTTGTTTTTCCACTCGTCGACACAGTTCTCGATCCACTCCGACTGCGTCAAATGTTCCGGCTTTTCCTTCACAATCCAGCAACGCACGGTCTTCCCGCGCACATCGCCGCGCCACTCGCGCAGCGGTAACCCGTTCGACTCCGCCAGGCGCAATACCTGCCGCGTAAACGTGTTCAGATCCGCCACGAAGCGCTGCCCCGTCGACGTACACCAGCCGCGATACCCCGCGAAGATCTGCGCCTTCGTGCCTGGGCACCACGGGTAACTCGTTTCGCCTTCTGACCAATCAAGCAAAAACTGCTCAGAGCTCGACCGGCTCATATCGATCAACTTCGCGCGCGCCCGCGTCTTCGGCGGGTGCGAATACGGCGTGAAATCGCCGCAGTCATAGTCGAGCAGATACCGATGCAACAACGCCGGTCCGCCCGCCTCGCGCCAGCGGCCCACCGCCGCGTAAAACTCACGCTCGCGGGCCGATGGTGTCCAGATCACTAAATATCGTCTGTCCGTGTTGTCGAGCTTCAGCGGCCGCAGCTCGTTACTCAGAAACACGATATTCATCTGGTTTTGCTCTTGGCGGCGCGGCAGCCCCTTCGGGTTAATCTGCACCGTCGGGCTCGTAATCAAGTTTTTGAGCCGGTTTTTTGTCGAACCCAACTCCTGCGCCGTCGCCACCTCGTCGCCCACCACAAACTGTTTTTGTGAGCGCCAATCGTTAAATTTATCGTCGAGTTCGTCCTGCCCCACCACGGTCGCGTAGCGCCCATAGATGTCGCAAATCACGTCATTGAGCAAGTTCTTTCCCGCGCCTTCATCGCCGTGAAAAATCAACGCGCTCCGCATCTTCGCGCCTGGGTTTTGCAACGGGTAGGCGTACCAGCACAAACACCAATGCCGCAGCGCGTCCTCTTCTTCCTTAGTGTCCGTCGCGACCGAGATCAGCCAATCCAACAACCCGATCCACTGCGACACATCGCCCCCCTCGGTGGGTGCGGGCGGGCCCGGAATAAACAGATTGCATTTCCCCGGATCCGCATCCGCGCGGCCCGTCGGGTCGAATACAACGTCTTCTGGGTACACGATCTGCTTATTCGGGCTCTCCACCCAAAGCCGCCATTCGAGTGGCGTATGCAACACGCGCGCCGCTTGAATCGCCATGATCGTGCGCGTATGGCGGCAAAACACCGTCGTCGTCCCGTGGATCAGCGCGTATTGCCGCATGATCGCGTTAAACGCGTCCCAGTCCACCTTCTTTTCTTTTTTTTCTTTTTTCTCAACGCGACCGCCGCCCCCCTGCCCCGTGGTCGGCGCGTTCGCGCCAACATCACCGGCGCCCGAAGCGCTCACTGAATCAAATGCCTCGCCGTCGTGCGAAATCAGGCCCACAGGCGCGTCAAAACGTTGTGCCAATGTCAAACCCTACCCCGCTCAATTAATTGCAGCGCAGGCATGATTAACGCGCTCACCGCGCCCAGCCCCTCGCTCGCGTGTAAATCATTGAAATCCGTGCCCCCCGCGCGCGGCTGGTGCCCCGCGAAAATCGGCCGCATCCACGTCGCGCGCTTCAGCGCCGCGCTCGCCGCCTTCGCAGCGGTCACGCCTGGGTTGCCCTCGGTCTGGTAATCGTCGTCAGCCAAAAACAAAATGCCCGCCTGCGGCCACAGCGCCCGGATCATCCGCGCCGCCGGCAGCAAACCGCCCTTGTCAAACGCCGCAAACACCGGATACCGAAACCCACACGCCGCCCGCACCGTCGCACACGTCGCGAACCCCTCGCCAATGCAAATAGGCCCGTCATACGCACCATTCGGCGGCAGCGCCAACGCACACGCCACGCCGCGCATCTCCGCGCCGTACCACTCCGTTTTCGCCATCCCGCCCGTGAATCGTTTTTCACCGGACGGCTTAATAATCTGCACCCCCCGCAGCGCCTGCGCCTCGGGTAAGTCGTATCGCATCATCGGCACGATCAACCAATCGCGCGAGAACCGCACGCCCTCGGCGCGCTCAATCAACTTCCGCAACAAATACGGGCTCACGCCCTCTACCGCCGCCCGCGTCCACGTCTCCAGCGCCCGATTCGCCGCGACTTGAATCGACGCCTCGCGCTCCGCCGCCGCTGCCGCATCACGCGCCTCGCGCTCACGACGCCGCGCCTCAAGCTCAGCCTCTGACACTACGCGCGCCGTATTGCGCTCAAACGTAAAGCCGCCGTCCCGTGCCCACTTGATCACCGTCGCAATCGAATAGCCACCGGGCGTCGCCCTCATTGATTTCCACACCGCCGCCGCCGCCTTCGCGTTATACGAATCCGCCCCCGCGCTCCAACGATCCCAGGCAGCAAACGCCACCTCACCAAACTCATGCTTCAGCCCCATCCCCACCGCCACCCACGTCTCGCGGCTCGTCGCATCGATGTAAGACAACATCCGCTCCGCCGTCGCCAAATCGACCGCCGTGCGCTCCATCATCACCGCCGCGCTCATACCAACCCCCAAAGCCACTGCGCCACGCTATAACGAGGCAACCGCCCCTTACTACCGCCGCCGCTGCTCTTCCCTGCCCGCGCCCGCGCATGCCGCCGCTTTTGGCTCTCGCTCGCCGCCGCGCGCCGCGCCTCGAATGTCTCGGCATACGGTGGCAACGCCGCCGCCACCGCCCGCCAACCATCCGCAACGCTCGCATCGCGCACGATCAACCCGGCCGCTTGCCACGCCTTAAACTTCTCGTGCACCTGCGTCACCGCGATGGACTCATCCAGCGCAAACTGCAACCCCCGCGCCGACATCGGCCCCAGGTCTACCAAAAGCTGATAAGCCCGCGCCCACCGCGCATACACCTGCGCCCGCGTCACGCCGCCACCCGCACGCGCTGCACCCGCTCCAGCATCGCCAGCGCCTTCGCCAACGTCTCACTGGCCTGAGAAACCGCCTCAATCGCCCGATCCTGCTGCGCCACCGGCTCAATCACTGAAACCGAATAACCGGTCTCAGCCATAAACCACTGCGCCGCTGCGTGATACCCATGATCGCGCGCCTCGCGCAAAACCAACCGCACTTGGCTCGGCTTCAACCGCTCCGCCCGATGCGAATTCAGCGCGTCTAGCAACTTCCGCTGCGCCGTCTCCGGCGACACATCCGGCCACAACTTGCACCCAATCGCCTTCGCCCCGCCCGCGTTCTGCACGGCCGCCGTCAGCGCCTCTTCATCACTCTCAAAGATCGGCAAATCAATTTGCATCACAGACCCTTACGAAAAATTCGGAACGCTTCGGATCGACGGCATGCACGCAAAAAAACACAATGCACCCATGACCCCAAAAACGAAAAAGCCCCACCACCCAGCATCAGCTGGGCAGCGGGGCAACGCGCGCGGCGATAGGAGGAAACGCCGCACGATCCGGGGCGGGAGTAGCCCGAATTCAACAAAACCGCAACACAACGCAGGAGGGCGCTCCTAGAATGACGCTTCCACACAACAATCCTAGGAGCACCCATGCAAAGCTCTCTCACGCCCGAAGACGCGATCAAGATCACCCAAGATGCGCTGCGCGTCATCGTCATTGCGCTGGCAAACCATTCACAAGAAACGGGCCCACGCGTGCTCGCCACGCGAATACAGCGCTGGTCATCGGATCCAACGCTGCATCCGCTAACAACGCGGATGCTCGTGGACCTTGCCGATGGTCTAACGCAAACTGCGCCGTCGTCTCCGCATCCGGGTTAAACGGCTGCGCAAACCATGCGCGCACATTCGTGCGCGCCATCATCTCGTCGAACATCGCATCTGACATCCCGTTAACGGGAGAGTGTTTTTCGCTTGTCATCATTGCCGCCTCCATTTGCGGCGTTACATCGTTTTTTGTTTACTTAAACCGCTCATCACCTACGCCGCCTCTTTCTGCGGCTCAGGGCGCGACCAATCCACATCCGGCCGCAGCTCTTCACACGTCACCGCGCCGCTCGTCGCGCGCTCGATCTTCAAACACTTGTCCATCGGCACAGGGCGATCACCGTTCGACCACTGCGAAAGCAATGAAGGCGGTACGGAAATGGCGCGCGCCAAATGGGCGGCCTTTGTCTGGGTTTGCGAGAGGTAGTCCTTGATGAGCATGTCGCAAACATTAGCACAGTGCAAATACATATGCAATAGCACCGTGCGAATTCACAACCATCGCATTTTGCTAAATGATTACGCCATGCCAACTATTGAAGAAACACGCCGCCAGAACCTCGAACAACTCATTGCAGAGGCAGGAACAATCCGCAAGCTTGCTGAGCGAAGCGGCCTTTCTGAGAGCTATTTAGGGCAAATTCGCAATGAATTGAAGTCGCACCACGGGAAAGTGCGGAATTTAGGCACAACTGCTGCCCGAAAAATTGAATCTGGCATGGGCCTTGTGCGCGGATGGATGGACCGCGAAAACAACACAACAGGCACAGAAAGCAATGTTGCAAAAGAACAACACCCTAGCGAGTATTTAGGAAATACCGCACCCGCGCCGCTCATGTATCGCTACCGCCTCATCTCGTCAGTACAGGCTGGCGAGTGGTCCGACATCCTCGACCACTTCGAGCCAGGCACAGCGGACGAATGGATCAGCACCACCCGCAAAGCGGGGGCGCACGCGTTCTGGCTCAGAATCAAAGGCGAAAGCATGCTCCCGCGATTCCCGCCCGATGGGCTTATCCTCGTAGACCCCGACGCCGGAGCCAACCCAGGTGACTACGTCGTCGCCAAGCTCACCGACACCCAAGAAGCCACCTTCAAAAAACTCGCCACCGATGCGGGCGCATGGTTCCTCGTCCCGCTAAACGACCGTTTCCCCGTCATCCCAATTGACCGCGCGCAAGTCCGCATCGTTGGGCGCATGGTCTACCATCAACCCGCAGGCGAAAGCTTCTGAACAACGCCACCAAATAAACCACACATGGACGCGACCCAAGTAACCATCCTCGTGATCCTCGTTGGCATCATCGTTTTTTTCATCAAATCCGGACAAGCTGACGCCAAAAAGCTCGAAGCCCGACGACAACACGCCGCCGAAGTCGCCGCCGCCCGCGCCACTGAGCGCGCCGACGTGCTCGCCGCCTTCGCCGCCGGAACGCCGCCAAAAATCACCGTCCCAAACGTCGTATTCATCAAAGACGAGCGACCGATCTGGTCTGAACCCGCCGAACTCTACGAAGAGCGCGTCACCTCTCGAAAGTGGGAGGGCGGCAGCAAAGGCATCAGCGTACCCATCGGCATCTTGAACACAAAAATTCACCTGGGCAAAACCAAAGGCCAACTCAACATCGAGCGCGCGAATGTGCCCGTCGCCTCCGGCGCACTGGTCATCACCTCAAAGCATCTGCTCTTCAAAGGCGACACCAAAAGCACCAAGACCGCCCTAAACAAGATCATCAGCCTAGACTGCGCCGCCAACGGAATCACCGTCGCCGTCACCGGTCGCGCCAAACCGTGGATCATCATCTTTAACGACCCAGAGGCAGGCGAAGTCGTGCGTGAAGCCATCAATCACGCCTACGCAGCCCCGCAGGCATAATTTACCGTCA